ATTAAGGCGGTATCCTTTTGGGGTGTTAAGCATATAACTTCCCTCTGTTATATCAACATCCCTATTTATATTTAATTTGTATTTCATATATTCTTTCAAGTTATTGGCGGGTTTCCCCGCCTTTTGGTTTAATTTGTTTCAAGTAATTTGATTAGAAACTTTTTTGCTTTGTGTATATTTAATTTAACGATTGGCGGGTTATATCTTTTATTCTCACCCTTTTTAAATATTGAATAATGTTGGCTGCCTTGACCGCCGCCAAAACCGCTATCAATTCGAATATAAAAATCGGACTGAACACCATCCACAACGGCATTAAAAACCCCTAAACTTGTTCTCTTAATTTGAATATCTTTCATATATAAACCCTCATAAATAATTTAAAAATTACTGCATGAGTACATATTACAGATTGAATGTGACAGTTTGATGACAGTTTTATGAATCTTTTGTGACAATTGTCATATTTGTACTGTTCATTTATACAGTATTTCTGATATACTCTGTTTGTACCCTATCAAACAACCCGATCATGAATGATAAAACCAAAAAGCCCGCTAATAAAATGAGATTGAATAAGTCTCAAATCAAGGAAGCATTAGATCAATTGCCAATAGACCGTCTCATATCTGGAATAAGCAAAGAATCTAAACTTACTGCCAAACAGAAGGGATTTGCCAAAGATGTTGCATTAGGTAAGACTAAGGCACAAGCGTACAGAGATAACTACAATACAAAAGCTAACCCTAAAGTAGTTGGTAATGCTGGATATAACTTAGCTTCAACCGATGTAATCTCGATGGAAATAGTCCGTCAGAAGATGGAAAATGAGGTTAAACATATCATCAAAGGGGACAAACTGCGCGATCTAGTCCTACATGAGCTTACCTTACACGCAATGGATAAGGACAATCCGCCATCCTCACGCATCCGATCGCTGGAGTTATTAGGTAAGGCATCTAATCTATTCGTGGAACAGAAGATCACACAAGTACATCATTCAAGCGATAGCAGTAGGCTCAAGTTAATCGAACAGATCAAGCAAGCAATGGAACGTAACGCAATCACTATTGACGCTGACGATGGAGATTCACTACTTGCAGAACTCCAAACCCCCATTGTTGATTCTGACTCCGCTGATACCCACTACCCCCATACCCCCTTAATTGAGCATGGTCACCATGACGAGTCTATGCATAGTATTCCACACAAACAATCATCTCCAAATGAGAATAATTCTCAAACAACTATTGCAGAAGATGTTGATTTTAAAGAAGAAAAAAAATGACTGTAAACGTTGCCACCCCCCACTATGTGAAATTTAGGAAGAATAGTGAACAAAATCATATAGAAACACCCCCCTTCATGTTTTCAAACAAAAGGGGTGGGGGGGTATATTTTTTTGGATAAGCGTTTATATTCTCTTATACAGTTAATGACTCCTATAGAGCAGAAGGAGTTGTATGTGCTTTTAAAGCAGATGATGTTAAAGCGGGCGGAGAGAGAGTCTTGTGAAATGACTGCTGCGTTGATGCGGCAATTGATGAATAAGGAGAAGATGTGAAAGATTGCTGGCAGCCGATTATTCCAATGAGATGGAAAACACAATCTAATGGGGATAGGGTTCTTCAACAAGCGTGGGCAAAATTTGCATTTGGCGATGAAGGATGGCATCAAACAAGAGAGTATCGTTGGGAAGATGTTCCTGTAGATATTAACGATGATAAGTATTGGTGCAAAGATGACTCCTAGACAGAAAGAAGTATATATAGTGATTGATGAGTTCTGGAAGATGTACGGTTACGGTCCTTCGGTGGATGAGGTGATGTATATACTGAATGCGAAGGGTAGGGGGAATATACATCGGATGATGAAGCGGTTGATTGAGTTAGGGCATTGTAAGGGTTTACCGGATAAAGCGCGGACTGTTCGCCCGAAGGGTATAAGGATGCAATATGAATCTTGAACAGATATTGGAAAAATTACCGCCGAATGAAAGAGAAGAAATTTTACTAACGGCGAAGGAGTTAATTGATGGTGAAGCAAGAGAGAAAGCACAGAAGCAGTTTATTCCATTTGTCAAACAGATGTGGGCAGGTTTTATTGATGGCAGACATCATAAGGTCATGGCTAAAAAGTTTCAGGAGATAGCAGATGGAAAGACAAAACGTCTTATTATTAATATGCCACCTCGTCATACTAAGTCTGAGTTTGCTAGTTACTTGTTACCTGCTTGGTATCTTGGAAAGTACCCCGACAAAAAGATCATTCAGTGTTCCAATACGGCTGAACTTGCAGTAGGATTTGGAAGAAAGGTAAGGAACTTAGTTGATAGCGAACAATATAAAAAGGTATTTCCAAATGTTGCACTTAGATCGGATAGTAAGGCTGCTGGTCGTTGGTCCACTAATGCTAATGGTGAGTATTTTGCTATTGGTGTTGGTGGTACTGTTACTGGTAAGGGAGCAGATTTGCTTATTATTGATGATCCTCACTCAGAACAGGAAGCGGCGCTCGCGTCAGGAGATCCTTCTGTATTTGATAAGGTGTACGAATGGTATACATCGGGTCCGAGACAGCGTTTACAACCTGGTGGTTCGATTGTTGTAGTGATGACACGCTGGTCAAAGCGCGATTTGACTGGAAAAATCTTAAAAGCTGCGGTAGAAAGAGACGGAGATGAGTGGGAAATCATTGATTTTCCTGCAATATTACCTAGCGGAATGCCACTTTGGCCGGAATTCTGGAATATTGACGAATTACAAGCATTAAGAACGGAACTTCCGCTCTCAAAATGGCAAGCACAGTACCAACAACAGCCAACTTCTGAGGAAGGGGCTATTATTAAGCGCGAATGGTGGCAGATTTGGGAGGGTAGAAACCCACCACCGTGTGAATTCATCATCCAATCATGGGATACTGCGTTTACAAAGAACGAACGGAGTGACTATTCTGCGTGTACGACATGGGGTGTGTTCTATATGAACGAAAACCCTAATGATCCGCACATTATTTTGCTGGATGCATTTAAAAAGCGGATGGAATTCCCAGAATTGAAGGAAGCGGCACTAAGGCACTATAGAGAATATGAGCCAGATGCATTTATTGTGGAAGCAAAAGCATCGGGTGCGCCGTTAATTTATGAATTGCGGGCGATGGGTATTCCCGTCCAAGAGTTTACGCCTACCCGAGGCAATGATAAAATAGTCCGTATCAATAGTGTATCAGATTTGTTTGCAAGTGGAAGAGTATGGGCGCCCGAAACAAGATGGGCGGAAGAAGTAGTAGAAGAGATGGCTGCTTTTCCTAATTCAGACCATGATGACTTAGTGGATTCTACCACCCAAGCTCTCATTCGATTTAGAAAAGGCGGGATGATTCGGCTGCAATCGGATTATGCCGATGAGCCAACAGTAGTTAAAAAACGTGCGTATTACTAAGGAAAAATTATGCCAATAGATAAATCATTATACCAAGCCCCAGAGGGAATCGAGGCTTTAGCGGAAAAAGAAATGCCGCTTGAAATTGAGATCGAGGATCCCGAATCGGTAACAATTGGCATGGATGGATTAGAAGTTACCATTGAGCCGGATATGGGTACGGCAGAAGATCATAATGCAAACCTTGCAGAATTTTTATCGGATAGCGAATTATCAACAATTGCTAGTGACTTGGTTGCAGATATTGATGATGATATTGCGTCACGTAAGGATTGGATTCAAACATATGTAGACGGGCTTGAGTTGCTTGGTTTAAAAATTGAAGAAAGAAGTGAGCCATGGGAAGGTGCTTGCGGTGTGTATCATCCATTACTGGCTGAGGCTTTAGTAAAGTTTCAATCGGAAACAATGATGGCAATTTTCCCAGCGCAGGGTCCAGTAAAGACGCATGTATTGGGTAAAGAAACACCGGAGAAAAAAGATTCTGCTGATCGGGTTCAGGAGGATATGAATTATGAACTGACCGAAGTAATGACAGAATACCGCCCAGAAACAGAAAGACTTTTATGGGGTCTTGGTTTAGCAGGTAATGCATTTAGAAAAGTATACGAAGATGAAAATCTCGGGCGTCAAACAGCAATGTATGTTCCGGCAGAAGATTTGATTGTTCCCTATGGAGCATCAGATTTAGAAACGGCAGAGCGTATTACTCATGTGATGCGTAAGACAGAAAATGAATTACGGGTATTGCAAGTAAATGGGTTTTATCGTGATATTGACTTAGGTGAGCCAGCAAGTGTATTAGATGAAGTTGAAAAACGGATTGCTGAGAGACTTGGATTTAAAGCAACAACAGATGACAGATATAAGATCTTAGAAATTCAAACCAATTTAGATTTGGCAGGACATGAGCATACAGACAAGAATGGCAATCCCACAGGAATTGCTTTGCCATATATTGTAACGATTGAAAAAAGCACCAAAGAGATTTTAGCCATTAGAAGGAATTGGAAAGAAGATGATAAGAAACATAAAAAACTTAAACATTTCGTGCATTATGGATATATTCCGGGATTTGGTTTTTATTGTTTTGGTCTTATCCATCTTATCGGTGCTTACGCTAAGTCTGGTACCTCTATTATTAGACAGTTGGTTGATGCAGGATCTTTGGCTAACCTTCCTAGCGGATTTAAAACGCGCGGATTAAGGGTTAAGGGAGATGATACTCCAATTGCACCGGGCGAATTTAGAGATGTAGATGTACCAAGCGGGGCAATGAAAGATAACATTATGCCTTTGCCGTACAAAGAGCCAAGCCAAACATTGTATTCTTTATTAAATACCATTGTTGAAGAAGGCAGACGTTTTGCAAATACAGCTGATTTGCAAGTTTCTGATATGTCGGCAGCCGCTCCAGTAGGAACAACATTAGCAATTTTGGAACGTACACTTAAGGTAATGTCTGCTGTACAGGCGCGGATTCATTTCTCGCTTAAGCAAGAACTTAAGTTATTAAAGAACATTATTGCAGAAAATGCTCCAACAGAATATGACTATGAGCCAGATACTGGAAGTCGTAAAGCCCGTAAATCGGATTATGCAAATGTAGATGTTATTCCAGTAAGCGATCCAAACGCATCAACAATGGCGCAGAAGATTGTGCAGTATCAAGCGGTTCTTCAATTAGCTCAATCTGCACCACAGTATTACAATATGCCGCTTTTACACCGCCAGATGATTGATGTATTAGGTGTAAAAAATGCCAATAAACTGATTCCGTTGCCAGAAGATATGAAGCCAACAGATCCAGTAACTGAAAATCAAGATGTATTAATGGGTAAACCAGTTAAGGCTTTTGCATATCAAGATCATGAATCTCATATTCAAGTGCATATGAGCGCAATGAAGGATCCAAAAATTGCGCAATTAATTGGTCAAAATCCACAAGCTCAAGTAATTCAAGCTGCAATGATGGCGCACATTAACGAGCATTTAGGATTTGCATATCGAGTAGAAATTGAGAAACAACTTGGATTTAACTTGCCACCAACAGTAGATGCAAGTGGCGACAATATTTATATGGATCCGGAACAAGAAGCAAGATTAGCGCCAATGTTGTCACAAGCAGCCCAAAGACTATTGCAGTCTAATCAGGCGCAAGCGGCACAACAGCAGAATCAACAGCAAGCTCAGGATCCGATTGTACAGATGCAACAACAAGAGTTGCAATTGAAACAACAAGAATTACAGATGAAGCAGCAAATGAATCAAGCTGAAATACAACTCAAGCAACAACATCTTGAATTGGAAAAACAGCGCATTACGTCACAAGCTCAAATGGAAACATTTAAGACTTTGGCAAAAGGTCAGCAGCACTTAATTGATACTGGCGCAGATGTTGTTCACAAGGTAGCAGATTTAAGACATGAACAAGACAACAAGAAGCGTGAAATTATGGCGGATGCTGCTAAAACGATTTACAACAAAAATACCGAAACGAAAGGTAATAAATGAACGCTTTTGAAGCAATAGTAAATGAATTAAACATGAAAGTTGACCAGTTGAAAGATTGGGTTGGCAATGGACAAGTTGCCGATTTTGATGAATATCAGCGCATGGTTGGAGAGATAAAAGGTCTGCTCTACGCCCGTGAATACACATTAGACCTTAAACATAGATTGGAGCATTCGGACGATGAATGATTTTTCAAAAGCA